TAATTTTTTTCTGTAAACATTTAATTGTTTTATAATTTCTTTTTGTATTATAGAACCAGGCATAGCCTTCATTGCTTTACCTGTTAGTTTATACATCATTACTGTATCATCTTCTTTATCTTCAGTCTGTATAGAACGTATTTCTGCGTCTGTTATTTCTCCGTCATCTAATATATCTTTTAATTGATGATACAATCTTAAATAATGATATTTCTCTAACATCTTGTAGATAACATTCTTAGGCAATAAATTTTTTTTACCAAATGTTTTTATTTCTTCTGGTGTCATATCAGTAGCAAAAGCATCACGTCTATCTTTTAATACTGTATTACCAATGTCAACTAAATTTTTAATATCATCTTCTATCTTAGATATCTTTTCATTTACAATTTCTTGTAGATTTAAAACATCATCAGGATTTAATTCTGTTAACTCTTTGTAATCAATGATATCTCTTTTTAATTCTCCTTCTATTACATCTATCTCTTTTACTTTTCTTTCAAAGTCGGCCGCATATCTATTAGCATCAAATTTAAATTCTTTTGGTTTTGTAAACCAAGTATTGTTTTTAATATCAAATACTCCATCAGCCATTTTATCGTTAGTTTCTTTTACATTTGGATCTGTTATGATATAATAGTTAATTGGGTGTTTAGTTCCTGGTATTACTTTACCATTGATGCCTCTTAACTCGTGTGATAGTTTAAGTCTAATAGCTTCTCTATCTGCCGGTGCAACATCAAATAAAACATTTATATCTAAGTCTGCATCATCTCTATAGTTTTTTGTAATGCTGGAACCAACTAGACTATATCTTTTAATAGGATAATGTTTTTCAAATTCTTTTAGTTGTGCATTAATAATATCTAATACAGATTGTTTTAGTTTTGGATTTTCTGTATCTGCATTATCAAATATATCTTTGGCGTATGTGCGTCTAGGTATATCTATTACTGCTTCATTAATTAATTTAAACATCTTTTCTTCTCGCTATTCTTTCTTTTGCCATCCATCTTTTTGCAATATAACTTTTAATAGGTGTATTTAAATATCTTCTTACTACGGTGTTTACTTTGTTCATAGTCATTGTAACTAATTCTTGTTCTGATTTATTATTATCTACTACTATAAAATTTCCCATGCCAAAAAAGTTTTGGAATTTACCAATGTTGTTTTGTACACCTTGCCAAGATGTTCTTGTAATATATTCTGGCACTGTTCTTTCTCTTTTAGCATTTCTTTCTAATGCAACTTCTAAACTTGTATTTACAAATACCATATAACAATCATATCCTAATTGTTTTAGTTGACTTGCTTGACTTTGTATTATATTAAAATCTCTGCCTGTTGCATCTATTACTAAACCTAATCTACCTTTTACATAAAGAGCGGCCTGATTTTCTGCTTTTGCCTTTGCTTGTGTTCTTAACATATCTCTAAAATATTGTTCTTCGTCAGGTAATGTTAAAGACAAATTAGCATCTCTTAAACTTTTTTCAAAGAATGTATCTGAATTTACAAACTTTAATCCTGTACCTGTAAATACGTTTCTTGCGACAAATGATTTGCCGGAACCTGGCCCACCTGCTAAAAAGAAAGCCTTAAAGATAGCTGGATCATATAAACCTTCTGAAAGTATTTGTTCAAATGATTTCATTAACAATTCCACTTTTTTAATGCCAATGCTTTACGAGTTGGTCTTCCTTTATCGTCTTTCATTGGGCCTGGATTACCAGACATACGAGCACAGAATGACTTACGTCTATTGTATGCCTTACTGCCTTTTTTTAATTCAGATGGTTTTTTTGTTACAGGTGCTTTTAGATTACTACCATCTTTACGATTATAATAATCTCTACCTTTTTGTGTTAATCCTCCACTAGGACTTTTTAGACCTTTGGCATCTTCGTTTATAAATTGTTTAAATGTTTTCATATTATCCTTTTAACCAGTCTTTAGCAATTTGAAAGTTTGCTCTGCTAAATTCTAATCTATCAACTAGTTTAACAGCACCTTTAACTCTATCAACGGCCACATAACCTTCTGGATTAGTTACTTTAAATCCATCTGGTGTTCTTATGAACTGGCCAATGCTTTGTATTTGATTCATTTTTCTTATTAGAAAATTCTTTGCACGTTGTAATGATATCCAACTTGCAATTGCAAAGTATAATGCTTGTTGATTTCTATCAATAAAGTTTAAACCACCATCTCTAATTTTTCTATATTTGTTTTTGGTTTCTTCTTTACTTACTGCTTCAACTTCTTGTTGTAACATATTATTATAATACACTCTAAACATATCTACTAAATCTTTTACTTTAGCCATATCGCCTTGCGAATTTCTAATGTAATGATTGAAGAATGATTTAAGTTTATAACCTACTGCTAAAGAATCTGCAACGTTAAGTATATCTAGCATTGGTGCCGCTTTTTGTAATGAGCCTTCTGCCATGGAAATAATATTATCAAATTGGGACATTTCTGATTTATTAAATGTGGCTGCACCTGATGTATCTCTATATGTTGCATCTGTAATAAAAATAGAAGATGATTTAGGCAAACCAGCAACACTTCCAAAACTTGCTGAAAGATGTTTAATATCTTTACCTGAATATAGTGTATGAAATACAATACCTAATCTTGCACGTGCAACTCTTTGACCTATTGCACTATTAACTGGTACTGCATATGTAATTGTATTTGGTGTAAATGTATAATATTCTTTATCATCTATTGTTGTAGTCTTAACATCACCTTTTGTAAATAAAAGATCACCTTGTAAAATTCCTGTAATGCCTAATTTAGCTAATTCTCTTAAACAAACAATAAGTTTCTGTGATAAAACTCCATCATGGTTTTTCATAATGTCGCCTGTAGAATAATTGATTTTTGGATTTACGTTGAATAAAGATTTAGTTGCTACAAAGAATTTGCCGTTCTCAGGATTAATTCCACAGATAACTGCTGGTGCACCGTCCCATTTAACAGTTACGTTAAGTCGGCCGCCTACATTACCTGCAAGCATTTTTTTGATTGACTTTAGAAAATTGACCGCATTACGACCACCTTTTGAGCCTTGGTCTATAATACTATCTTCTAAGTGTTCTAGGTGGGTATTGGTACCCTTCGTTACAAATCCTTTAAAACTAAACATTTCTCTCTCATTGTTTCCATAAACAAAATCAAACTAACCATAGACTATATCAACAATACTATTTATACTATATCACACTTCTATATAAATGTCAATCTATTTGGCAATAATGAATTTTCCAGAGCCAGGATTCATAGCGGAAGCATATCTAAACCACTCTCTTATTAGATTATCTTTTTGTATATCATTTTTAGGACCCTTAGCATTGAAAAAATTTACAACTTGTTTTTTATAACTATCTACTATATGTTTTTGACTTAATATAACTCTATCATCTTGATACTGATCGTATAGAGTTTTTGATTTATTCTTAGGAGATTTATGTTTTTTAAGTTCTGCTTTTAATTCTTTACCTCTTAAATTAGGTTTTTTAATCATTTTTGAATATTCAATATTTAATTTACTTATACCTGTTTCATAATTTTTTACTCCTAATTTGAATGAGGTAGCTATAGTTCTAGCTGTAATTGGATCTACTTTAAGCCAATGATCTGTAAGACCTTTGCCTGAAGGATTTGCTGAACCAAAAGATGCAAGTGAACCCAATCTACTATATTTACCTACAATTTCAACCTTTATTGCTAAGTTCACTCCTAAATTTTCACTATAAGGATCATGTCTTATCTTAAAATGATTTTCTCCATTTTGACCAAAGAATACTTGCATATCTCTAGGGTTGTCGGATTTAATATGGTGAAACTTAATAGCCATTAAAAGTTTTTCATTCTCTGTTGGAGAAAAATTTACTTTATAAAGATGACTTTCTACTGGTGATTTTTTTAAAGATATGCCTAATAAATCTCCTGAATCTATCAACTTAGAAATAAGTTCATTTAAATTTGTAAAATTATATTTTACCGAAGAAGCTATTTCTAATTGTTCTTTAATTTTTTTTTTACCTTTATCTGTAGAAAAATAAATATCTGCGGAACTCCATTTATTAATTTGACCAAATATAGGTTGATTTTTGTTAACAATACTAAAAAGTTTTGCAATATTATTCATAACATTATCGCCTGATGCACCTGCACGATAATACCAAATGTCTTTCCAACCTATTGGTTGTACTTTTGAAAAATCTGAATCTATTGTAGTAATATCGGTAATGATTCTTAATCCTGTATTAATACAAGATTTATACCAATCTAAATTTTTTTTCTGTAGTAAATACTTATCTATTATATCTAACGTTATACCAACTGAATCTACGTGTTTAAAAGCTTGTACTATTGCTGTATTATTTTTATTTTTAAATTCTTCGTAGGTTGGATATTTTTTTCTCCAATCAAATTCTTGTTTAGCTTTAGATACCCCTAAACCATCTGCTATGGAAATAAATAATGCTTGTGCTGATTCTTGAATCGCTGTTTCGTCTGCCATTCATATATTTATAAATGACTATCTTATAGTATCACAAAGAAATTTAGGTATACCACCATTGCGTTGCCATTGACGGTGTTCATTTTGAAACTTAACTAAATGTTCGATATCTTCTTCAAAGAAAGATTGTCTTATTATAGTGCCTGTTGGTTTCTCAATGGCCTGCCATAAAATACTTTTTTCTTTTTTAATCATCTTCTTTTCATATGATAATTGAGTGTCTAAATGGCCAGGTCTTCTATCACTCTTGTGAAACTTTACTTTTTGTCTTTTCATATTTTAAAATCCGAGAATTTATCATAACTTGTTTTAACTGTCGGTTCCTTTTGGTTGCTATCTACTATATTCTGTGCATTAACAGACACATCATATAATTTCATTTTTGCTCTGTCCACACCTACTATAAAAGAACGGTTAATAGATGGATCATTATATCTATTCTTTAATTGTTTAATCTTCATTTGACCTAATGCTTCTAATTCTTCGTTTGATATTAATGCAAACATAAAATCGGCCGTTGCTGGAAGACCAAACGATTCTGAAGTATCTTCTAATCCAATATCTGTACTTATAAATCCTGTTCTTGTTGTTTGTGTTGCACTAAAGATAGGTACATTAAACTCTACTGCAAGACCTCGTAGTTCTTCGGCAATTGCCTTAATGAAGAAGTACGAAGATATATTACCACCTTTAAATCTACTACTAGAACATATATTTAAATAATCAATAAAGATAACGTTTGGTCTAAAAGATTTCTTTAATGCAAGTTCATTTAATAGTGCTCTAAAATGGCCAGCGTGTGCTGATGCTGTTGGATATTCTTTTATAATTAATTTACCAGCAGTCTTGTTTCTGATCTTAGTAATCTTATCATCATAGATTTGTCTAGGCATGCTGTGTAGGTCGTCCATATTTACATCTAGTAGATTGGCATCAATACGTTCAGCAATTCTTTCTTCTGACATCTCCATTGTAATGTATAATACATTTAAACCTTGTGTTAAGAAACTGGATGCACAATGACACATGAATAAAGATTTACCAACACCAGTACCTGCCAATGCAATGTTTAAAGTTTTAGGTGGTACGCCACCTTTTGTAATACGATTCATATAAGATAAATCAAATTCATATTTCTTTTCTTTAGTATGATAGAAATCAAATCTTCTAGTTGCATCTTCTATGTAATCATGCCCTATATGGTTATCAAAAGAAACGGCCAATGCGTCTGCAAGAATACCAGGTATTGCCTCTGGCGTTAATCTAGGATCTTTCTTATCTAATATTTTAATACCAGTTAATACTGCGTTATGTATTGCTCTATCTTTACAAAACTTTTCAGTTGTATCAAACAACCATTGTAAATCTACTTTTTCTTCACTGATAGATAATAGTAATTCTTTTATAGATTTAAACTCATCTTCGTTAATATCTTTTCTTTGACCTAGTTCTATAAGTAATGCTTCTTTTGTTGGAATGTTTTTATATTTGTTTACAAAGGTATCTATTTCTCTAAACAATATTCTTTCTGAACGTGTTGTAAAGTAATCCTCTTTACAAAAAGGTAAGGCCTTTCTAGTAAATGCTTCGTTAAATATGAAATTACGTAGTATCGTAATCTCTATTCGTTCATTATTTAAATTCAACTTTTCCATCCGTCAATTGTTTTTCTAATAGTTCTACTAATATATCGCCAATGTAATTAATAAACTCTTGTTCATCAAATTTAATTTCATCAGGATTCTTAATAATTTCATAAGTAAATCTCATTGGTAGTGTACCATCTTCTTTAGGTTCACTAGCAAATTGTACATTACCGTATTTGTAAACAATACCTAAGTATTTTTCTTCTATAAGTTTAATACAAGTATAATCTTCGCCTTCTTTTTGGACAAAGAGATATTTTATATTACTCTGCTCCGTATAGGAATTTTTTCTTTGTTGTTTCATCTATCTGTTTTAATATTTCCTTTGTAAAATACTTTTCAGGTTCATCATTGATAGACTTACCAAATACTTTTGTACCATCTGGCATTTCATATCTTGTTGATACTTTTTTGAAAATGCCTGCTTCTTCTGCGATCTCTAACAAACCATAGTATCTGTCTAATCCAGACTTGTATGTTAGTCTCACATCTATTTGAGCATTTTCTTTTGTTAACCTTGACTTGTAGTTTTTACAGTGGATAATATTACCAATCACTTCGTTGTCGGCATCTTTTTCTTTTCTTTTGCCGAGATAGATGATTGATGAGGCAGCGTATTTAAGACCTGAACCACCACCCATTTCTTTTTGTGGATACATAGAACCTATTACGTCATATGTGTGGTTGGTCATTATCATTGGAACTTTTGCCCTGCCAAGTTTCAATGTTAAAACTCTAAATGTTGATTTGACAATTTGTGATCTTGTCATATCTCTTGTTTCTTTTCCTTCAGCCGTATCTTCCATTTCTTTTGTAGTAGATAACATACCTAAACTATCTAACACTAACATTAATGGTTTTCTTTTATCTTCTGGCTGTTCTAAATATTTGTCTAATACTTTTATTGATTGATTTCTAAATTCTTGTACAGTTGCCACAGGAATAATTACCATTCGTGTTGCATCTACACCTCTACTAACAATCATTTCTTTTGAGATTGCACTTTCAGATTCAAAATAAATTACGCCTGCTTCTTTATTTTTATCTAAGAAATTTTTACAAATACCTAAAGCAAAAAATGTTTTACCTGTTGCGGCTTCACCTGCAATAGCTGTAATTTTATTATCTGCAAGACCACCAAAGATACTGCCTGATAATAATGCGTTAAATGAATATGAACCTGTGTCTATAAAATTTGTTACATCAGCACTATCAATGCCATCTGATACTAATGTTGCATACTCGTTGCCTACATCTTTAATTATGTCTTTTAAAAAATTGCTCATATTCTAAATTCTCCTTTTCACTAGATATTAATACGTATTTGATATTCTCATTATATAACATTTCCTTTAAACTGTCAAGTTCTTTTGGAAGAAAGTTAGGAGATATTAAATAGGGTGGGTTGTTGAGTCTGTTGATTATTACTATTTGCATATTTATGAGTTTCCACGTTTTTCATTGTATCTTTCTTTAACCTTATAGGTTTCAATTCAGTTTCTCTATTAAGGAACTTATAATCTAATTTAGTTACTTCAAAGTCTGCTTGTAATTTATCTGCAATCTTATATGGATCAAATTCTGAGCAGCTATAAACATCAAACTGCATAATGCCAGGATCTGTTTCGTCCCAAACGTGCATTGCTATATGACTTGTTTCAATAACGGCCACACCTGTAATGCCTCTGTTACCCACTGTATTACAATATCTAACATAAGGTCCCATTAAAACTTTCATGTCTATGAAAGTAATAAAATCTTTTAACCAGTTTGTAAGTTGTTCTTCGTTTTTTGGTGGGTTTTTCACTTCGGCTCTAATAATTAAATGTTTGTGTATTAAAAGTTTGTTCTGTTCCATCTCTCTGTAAATTTTAAAATTAACTCCTCACGTTCACATCAATATATATAAAGTTATTTATATAAAATAAATCTTTATCGTATGATTTGTATTGAACAATTTTTGGTCCAAAGTTCAAGTTCATTTCTTATTCTATTTTCTTTCTTTAAAGTCTCATAACGAATGGCCGCTTTCTTTCTCCACCATTCTATAATACTTTCTAGTTCAAATTTATCATAGGTATCATCTTTAATTATAGTATCTGTCTTACCATTTACTATATCAATATAATTTTTGATACCATAATGGCTTATATAGTATCTTTTCTGTTCTGTCAAGTCTTTTGCGTTGTTGATAACTTTATTAAAATGTTCTAGTTCTGTCTTGTCGTCTTTTAAAGATCGTTTAATTAAACCTATAATTGCATTAGTTAACTTTAACTTCTTACTAGACGCATCCTCTTTTACTAGATCACCTACTATGTTCTCAACGTAGTCTCTTAATTGTTCATAAGGTTTACCATGTAACATAGGAATAAAATCACTATCAGTTAGACCTTTATATCTAACATAAGGTTTCATACCATCATACTGACTTGATGATTTACTGTTACCATACAAACTTGTAGTTTCAAATAAACATAAGTTCATATCATACTTCTTATTCATCATGTCTCTTACTTTATGACTACAACAAATAGCTGCCAATAGTTTACCACCAAGATAATTATAACCAAAAGGTTGAGATGGTACTATTACAAACCCCATAATAGCCGTTTTATTAAAATGCGATAGATCGGGTATGTTGCCTAACATTTCGTTTCTAGGTTTCATATTAATAACTGGTGATGCCAATCTTATAAACCCTACAAACTTGTTAGTAGTCATTTCTTTAACTGCTAGTTTTAAATTTTTACCAGGAATATTTACCATGTTACTATGGCTTGATATCATATTAATACAAGTGTCCCAAGTTACATTATCTATTTCTAATACTTCTAATTTCATATCATTAGGAGACATTGTAAAATCAGAAAACAAATCATCTTCTAAACTCATGCCTGGTAATCCAGCAGGAATGTTTTGTATAGAGGCCAGTTTTTGATCTCTCATGTAATCATCTATACGATTAAAATTGCCAAAATAATCTTTAAATATTTTAGCACAATGTAGTGCTTGTTCTTTAGTTAAAGTTTTCATACTTGATTTCCCCAACTAGACCAATTATCTTTTTTATTACGAGCAAACAATTCTATATAAGGTCCTTCTAATAATTTTTCAATACGTTCATAAACTTCATCAGGTTTTCTTGAATGTTCTCTTAATTTAGAAACAACAAGTTGATCTACTCCATTGTTTATTCTTTTTGGTTTTCCTTTAGTTGCTAACAAACACATTTCAGGATTAGCTCTTGTCCAATAACCCAAACCTTTAAAATATCCTGGACTTTTTTTATTGGTTTTCACCCAGGTAAATGCCACAGTTTTATATTTGAATCCCCAAGACTCAATAACTTCAAGTGATATTTTTAAAAAAGGATCTGTTACCCACATTAATAGTGTTGAATCATTTTCTGATATATCTTTAACTGGTAGATTTTTAATATCTTCAATCTTCATACAGTCATAATGTTGTGTAGCATTTCTTCCTTCACCTTTTTTACTGTATGATTTGAAGTACCAAGGCGGATCAGCATAAATTACTTTATATTTTTTATTAGGAAAATTAATCATATTAATTAAAAAGACCTTTTCCTAAAAGATAGTAATATAATATATCATAACATATAAAATTTATAAATTGCATTGGTATAGTAAAGGTCATTCCTAATACATAATGAGGTATAATAACAAGAGCTACCCATAAACATATTAAATAATGTAATCTTCTGTTTTCAGGTACAGTATAAAATAGCCAAGTCATCATTGAAAAAATGCCTCTAAGTTTGCTTTCTTTTCTTGCGACCATCCAATAGATTGTAATATAAATCTCATTGGATCTAAAAATGTTTTTTCAAATTGAGTTTCATAATCTATATATTGTTGCAATTTAAACTCTTTTGGTAAGGTTGTTATGTAACTTATAACATCAAACTTAAATGGATTTGCTTCTATTAGTTTAAGAAACTTAATTTTATCTCCTTCTTGTATTAAAGGATATTTACTTTTAAGTTTAAATTCTTTTACTTGATGATTATAAATTAAAGAACCTTTAACGTGTATTGGTGTACCTTTAATAAAGATATTATTACTGTCATAATACTTCTTCATATTATTACATGATCTAGGGAAAGATATCTGTTCGGCCGACATAGTAAAAAACTCTTTTTTAAAATCAGCAATAAACTTTTGTAAAGTATCTTCATCTTTACTCATTATAATTTTAATGGCTTCTTTAATCTTACCTCTACATACTTGTGGTGTTGAAGATTTTACTGCTTCAATACCCATAATCTTTAATTTAGGTTGTGAAAGTCTAACGCCTTCTTCATCCAATACATTCAACATATATCTTTTCTTTGCAACCCAAATACCTTTGTTAGCAATTACCTCTCGTTTCATTACCATACAGTTCTTAAATGCGTTTGTATAATCTGCAAGTTCTTCAAAACATTTATTTAAAAATGGTTCAACTCTACTATCAACTACCTTATTTAAAAAATTACATATTTGATCTTCTGTTTTGTCTTTACAAGTTTGTTCTACAAGTTTATCTAATGTAACATAGATAGAATCTGTATCAGATGCCACAATATAATCTACATTATCAGTCTGTAATATTTTATTTAAATAACTATTTACCTTTTCTTCTATAAATCTAATGATAAATTGTCCTGCTGTAGTAATTGCACTGGCCTGTCTTACATCATAATATCTAAAATATTCATTGCCTACTGCACCGTAAGCTGAGTTTAGAGCGATCTTTCTTGCCCATTGAATATTATGACAACGTGATATCTCTCTAATCAAACTTGGATCTTTTGTTTTCTCGTATTCTTTTTTTGCTTTTAACATTCTGTCTTTAAAAACAACACGTTCATTATACATAGTCTCCATCATCTCTGGTAGAAAACCTTGACTATCGTTTTTAAACAATGCACCATTAGGTGTAATACAAGCATTCTTATCTTTTAAATAATCTAATGATGATGACTTATCTAACATCTTATTAACAGATATGCCTTCTGAATTTAAACCAATAATTTTTTCTGGTGAAATATTATATTGTATAATAATATGAGGGTATAGTGAATTGATATCAAAAGAAACAACCCACTTGTGCATACCAAGTATTGGATCTTTTACATAAGCGCCTTCATACTTTTCATCCTTAGTATTATCTTCACGTGGTGGAATACAAATATTTTTCTTTAATAAATGATTTGCAATTAAAGTGTCCCACACTCTTACTTGTGAAAAGATATCACCGTAGTTTACTTTAGATTCATAAGCAACAGTTAATGATAAGTCAATTAGACCAAGTTTATCTTCTAATGCGTCAACGATTTCAACGTCTTGAATATTATAATCTATAAATGATTGAAAGTCATTTGTGTACCAATCTTTAAATGTATCGTGTTTCATTTCATCTTTACCACGACCAAGTTCTAACTCACCAATAAAATCTAACTTGTAACTCTCTTGTCTAGTAGGAATAAACCATTGATATAAATCTAAGTAATCTAAATTAGTAATACCATGTATTGAATAAACAGTTTTAGGTCTGCCTCTTACCATTACTTCCTCTTTTTGAAATAGATTCCAAGGCGACATCTTCTGTGCAACTTTTTCGCCTGCAATTAATATAATTCTATTCATTAAATAAGGTAAGTCAAAGAATTTAGTATTCCAGCCTGTAATAACATCTGGATGATTTTTAATCCAAAACTTCATAAATTCTAACATCAAATGTTTTTCATCTTTACATTTAACGTAAGTTATATCTGCTCTGTCTGTTTTATAATCACCAACACCCCAAGTTAATATTTGTTTATTGGATTGATTTTTAACTGTGATACAAAGTATTTCTTCTGTTGGTTTTTCTACATCTGGGAATCCGTTTTCGCAGGTAGTTTCTATATCTAATGTGAAGATTTTAATAAACTTCTTATCCCAATCTATATTATCTGTATGAAATTTATTAATATATTGATAGTGATATCTCTCTAGGCCGTAGATAGGTGAATTTTCTGTAACTACTTCTCGTCTAAATCTTCTCGCATCATCAATAGTTTTAAACGTTATTGGTTTTAAATTCTGGCCTTGTAGAGTTTTAAATTCTGTTTTTTCTTGTGTTAATGAATATAGAGTTGGGCCAAAGTCTATTCTTTCCTTATATTCTTTACCCTCATGTATACCTCTAACAAGGATTTTACCTCTATGTTCTATAACTGATTTGTAAAAGTTCATTATCTAATATCTTCATCCAATAAGTGAGCAATTAAGCCATCGTGTTCTTTTGTTAATTGTATTTGGCAGGCTAATCTACTCAATCCTTTTTTATATTGTTTATCAAATTCTAGTATATCTAATTCTGCGTAATGCGTATTCGCTGGTGATATCTTATCAATCCAACTTTCATCTATTATAACATGACAAGTACCACAAGCACAAGCTCCACCACAATCAGCAGTTATTTCTCTTATATCTATTTCACTATATTTCTTGGCAGCTTCCATTAGAGTCATGCCAATTGGAACATTAACTCCAATCTTAGAGCCGTTTCTAACAAAATATACTTTAATCATCAATCTATAATAAGTTTAGGTTTCTTTGCTTGAATTATTCCTGTTCCTAAATGCTGATTATAAGAATTTTTGATTTCTAATTTTGGTTGTACTTCTGTTATAATGTTACTTGTTTTTAGCACGATAGTTTCAGATTCAGAATAAGGCATGTATGGTGTTAGCGCCAAAGATACTGGCCCACCTGGTTTTGATTGCATTGGTACAATCACGAACGGTTGTTTTATATGAGTTAAATTTGAATCGCTATCTTCTGATTTTTGACCGATAACATCTTCACCTGTACTTAATCTAAAGATTTTTACTTCTGACATAATATAATCATTATATACTATTATTTACTTTTTGTCAATAGATTTTATTCTATATGATCTATTTCTTTAATGTTTTTAAACAAATTTCTTTGTTTAAATTGTGTTATAATATTTTCGTCAAAATATGGTATAGTAATAGCTGATCTAATAGAATCTATATGATCAACATCATGTAATACGTTTGTTCTTAGTAAATACCATTTACCTTTATGAGCTTGCATTGAATCTAATAGTTTTACTTCTTCATATCTAGGTGGTTGTTCAACAGTTTTATGTAGTCCGTAAAGCATAGGTTTATTAAGATGTTTAAACCAACTGGTAATAACAGATTCTCCTCCTACAGTTAAAATATAATTTAAAGCAAACATTCTTCTAACATCATAATGTATAGGAAAAAGAGTATCTTTATCATTTTCATTTGGTAAATTTTTTTGTATTGTTAAGTTTTCATGTTCAGGCCAAGCAGGAACATTATTTTTTATCCAATTAATTAAAGGATTGTAATTTACAGTCCACTTTGCATAAACACAAGATTTTTTTACTTTATTATTTTTTGTAAAAGGTCTTCCATTGCCTACTGTATGCCATTTTTCCAAAGAAAAATTATTTGTATCAATTATAAGTTCTGGTGGAACTGGTGGTAAGTCTATTTCTCCATATAAAAAAACTGGATTCATAATTACTTTTTATCAATAGGTTTTATTCTTCTACTTAATACAAATTCTCTATTTGGGTTAACTGAAGCATTCATTTTTCTAATAATATCTCTATTTAATAATACATCAGACGCTGATCTTTTTCTTTCATCAAGTCCAAACGACACATCTTTGTATGTAAAGCCGTTAAACGTTAAATCTAATTTAACAACTGGTCTTTTTTCTCCTTCACCATCATTTGTATTAGCCCTAAAAATTTTATGATAACCTTCTAATTTACTGGTGTGTTTTTTACCATCATACTTCCAAGTAACTTTACCATCTTTTACTTCCACTTCTTCAGCATGTAAAGCACAAGTTTCCGCCCCGTTACCTGTATCTAATTTTGCTCTTACTTTGCCTACAGAGGATAATTCTATTGTTTCTAGGTAACCAACTTCTACGATTGATTGTCTATCCCAATGTTTCCTATTTGAAATATATTCTATAACGTTATCAACTAATTGACTTCCTTTAATCGGTCCTATTGTGTTTGGTGTATCTATATAATCTTCATAATGATATCCTTCATAATCAGCTCCGGTTCCTGGTGAACCATTTGCTTCTAATACATAAATTTTCCCTTTATATGTAATGTGATCTATACCTACAAGATATGCTTTTGATGCTCTTGCTGTTCTTAAAACAATTTCTATTTCTTCGTCAGATAATTTATATGGTTCAGCAACAGCACCTCTATGTACGTTTGATCTAAACTCTCCAGATTTTTTAACACGTTTTGTACATGCAAATATTTTATTATCTACAACAAAAGTTCTTATATCTGAATCTGTTGGCATATATTCTTGTAATAATAATTCAGCGTCATGTTTAAATAATGCTTGTACTACTGATACTAATGAATCATAACTATCAACTTTAACAACACCAATACCTTGTGTGCCTGTTAATGTCTTTACGATAACTGGAAACTTATTACCTACAAGTTTTAATGCGTTATCTAAATTCTTTTCGTTTGATATGAAGGCAGTTTTTGGAGTTGGTATATTAAACTTTTCAAATAACAATGCCGAAGTTAGTTTGTTATCGCATGTTAACATTGCTGATCTGGTGTTTAACATAAACGCACCAGAGTTTTGAAATGCTGATATTAGAGAAAGACCTGCTTCATCTTCTATGGCACCTGCTCTTGTAATAACTACTGTATTCTTACCAATGAATGTTTGTTCACCATCTTCACCATCATAGTTATAGATAGTTAATGTATTTTTTCCTTCGTCTTTATCTGTGATAATTGAGAATTTTGTATTGATTATGTAACAAGGTATTTTTCTTTTAGCACAAGACTTTTGTACAAAACTTACTGTAATTTCTTTTTTAGATTTCTTGTTACCAGTTTTCTGTCGTCTTACTTTAGGAGAAGATTTGCTAATGACAACGACCGTAATAGGATCGGTTTCATCTTGCTGTCTTGCTTCTTTTATAAACTCTTTAAACTTAGATACTTGCATTTATTCACCATTTGTTTCATCATCTTTAACTATTTTTTTACCAATATTATATTTTGCGGATAGTATCCAATCTTTCTTTTCTTTAAAAGGTAATACTTTAATTTGACTTAAAGGTGCTTTGTTTTCAGCTGCCTCTTTTTTTACTATATCAATTAAAGACCAATCTGCTAATAATACTGCAATTGTGTTTCTTCTTTGAATATCGTTTTCTGATAATGTAGCTGTCTTACCATCAAGAGCAAATAGCTCTTTAAAGTGTACTATGTAATATTTACCTTGTTTATGAAGTATATGACATGACTGAAATAAAGTCTTGTCTTTTCTTGACGCTACACCTATTCTTGTAAGTGTTTCTCTTACTTTTAAAAAGTCATCAGGCTGTTTGATTGTTACTTCTAACATGTCCTCTATAGACCACTTAATATTATCCATTATTACTCTCTCCCACCTTTAAATAACTTTGTTTTTATATGTTCAAGTTGTTCTTTGGTCAATAAAGTTAAGGCCTCTCTTGCCTTTTCATTGCTATAACCATAGTATTCCTTCACATACTCCAAATCTTTCAACTTGGTTTGTGATAACCACTTACCGCCAAATCGCTTCTTTTTTCTGATACTATTTATTAAAAAATGGAATTGTAGTTGTTTAGATAGAAAGTGAAGTCCATTCATTTCATTGGCTGGCATTACCGTATCCCAAAACATAGAAAGACAACGATTTATAACATAAGGTGGGTACTTCTTTTCCCACGTTGCGTCATCTGTGTCTAATAGATTTTCTTTACTTTCGTTAATTGCTTTTAAATAATCTTTTAATTCGTACATATAATTTTGGAGCGGACAGTGGGACTCGAACCCACGACCTATAGTTTGGTAAACTATTGTTCTACCACTGAACTATGCCCGCTTATCTAAACGTATAAACTGCTACAATCCTTTCTCCCATTTTGGGGTAATGATGGTAGTGTGGTTTATTATCAAAACATATACCTTTAAATCTTTCAGGTATAATCTCTTTTAAAATTGTCTTTTTATCGTCATCTAATACAACCGTTTTGGATTGTTTATCCAATGGATTGTTCAAATATAATAATAATTGTTTATGTGGATAATCATGGTCATTGTGTATAGGACATGTTTCTGCACCATTGTTGTATGTAATATTAACTGCTATCCTCAATATCTCATTAAACATTATCTTATTCTTTTTACAAAACGATATTAATATATCTCTGAATGGTGGATAGTATATATGAGAATTTACATTTGTTTTGTCTTTAGAAAATTCTGGTCTATCTTTTATTATGTTTGCTAAAAAAGAAACGTTATCTCCTTTGACAGAATCTTGTTGATAATAAAAAGGCATTTGTTTATCAACGAAAATATTATTAATAAACTCTATTTGTTGTTGTGTTAAAAAATTATTATCTTCTACGTAAAACATTATCTAAACTTAGGTCCCTTCAAAAATATGGCCAATGTTCTTCTTTGACCTTTTGTTACTGGTAATACTCTATGGTTTATATAAGATTTAAACATAATAACATTGCCTGGTATATTTAAGTCTTTTACTTCATATTCATTTGTATTGAACAATTGAAATTGTCCTCCTTCATATTGTTCTGTAGATAGGTTGATTAATACCGTTAATTTAATATCATGTAAGTCTGATTTTGTTTGATCTGTATGCCAATCATATTTTTCTAAATTATCTGATGAATAACTGTTTAAATGTAATTCACTTCTATTCTTTAAACCGTATATTAAATAACCAAATTCAAGTTCAGATATATTAATAACTCTATCTACTATATCTGTTAATAAATGTTTAACCTTTTCGTAATTAATTACCTTGACTATACCAGATTTCTTTTTATTTCCTTGTAAATCTCTGGCAGCCTTATCATCTTCTTCAAACTTGTTAAAATTATTATCAATAAAGTTATTGATTTCTAAAATTTGTTCTTTGTTGAAAACATTTGAAAGTACCCAATAATCGTATCTATTACTCATTGTTTAATGTTTTTAAATGATTAGTAAGATCGTCTGTTAAAATAGTTTCAAATGTAATACCTTGTAAAGCCACTTGTTCTTTTATATTTTTACAACGTTCTACTAGTGCTTTTAATTTTTTATTATTAAATTTTTCTCTATTAAAATCATATATTAACCAAAAATTTTTACCATAACATCCTGAAATTACATTTAATAAACAATGAGAAATTTTATCAAAATGAGATTCAAGATTTCCTAATTGTTTACATTCTATATGAATAATTCTTTTTTTTGTTTTTAATTGAAAATCACCTTTTCTAGATAAATCAAAATGACAATGAAAACTAGGTTTTTCACATATATCATAATTATTGTAAATATTATATTTTTTTAATATTTGTAGAACTATAGATTCGAAAAGAGCCCCTGATGCTTGAGCACTTTGTCCTGCTGTTGGTCTCAAATCTGTTATAAAATCTTCTCCAAAAACATTTCTTCTTACAAGTAGTTGTTTTTTGGTATGATCATTCATTATATCTAAAATACTTTGATTTACTTCATCAATCATTTAAATTTGCACCCCGCCATTATTTCTGTTAAACAAGCCACCATATTGATTTCTTGATCGGCAACAAAGGCCGCCTTGTATTGATAGCCAGCAATAATTAATACTGCCTGTGGTATTGATTTAGGATCTAAAGATTTATAAAGACTGTCATAGACTTCTTTAAATACAGCACTTGTTTCTTTATCTAAGTTTTGTACCACCCATTTACGCATAGCATTAAAATCTTTTTCTTTTAAATTAATAATTAATCCTTTAATACTTTCTTCTGATAGATTAAAAAGAATACCACTGTCTATAGTACCACGAACAGAATATCTTTGTAATTCATTTATCGTTCTTCTAAAATCTGGATAGTGTTTTAAAAGAAGTTGAACTAAAATCTTTTTATCATATTTTACTTCTTCTTCTTTTAATATATCTTCAAGTCTTTTAAGAAAATCATTTTGAGTAATTGCCTTTTGACCATTGACAATTCTAAAATCAATTACAGTGCAACGACTGTGTAAAGCAGATATGATTTTGTTCTTGTAATTGCAAGTAAAAATAAATCTACAGTTATTAAAAAACGTTTCAATAAAGTTTCTCAATGCTGGTTGTACAGATTCGGCGTTCATATAATCGGCCTCATCTATAATCACAACTTTATGATTGGCCTCTCTAGTAAGAGACATTGTAGATGCAAAGTTTTTGATTTTATTTCTTAATGTATCAATCTGACGGCCTTCATCTGAACCGTTTATGATAATGTAATCAACACCTATTTCTTCACATAAAGCACGAGCAACAGTAGTCTTACCTGTGCCGGCTGTACCTGATAATAATAGATTAGGTATTTCTTTTTTCTTAACGAACTCTAAGAAAGTATTTTTTAAATCTTCTGATAAGATACAATCTTGTATCTTTCTTGGTCGGTATTTTTCAACCCACAAAAAGTCTGACATAATATAATCCTCAATTTATTTTTCATAACTATAACTAACTTCGTAACCACCTTTACGGTCTGTCCACCAATCATCAACTCTTTCAGAATAATTAGCACAAGCCTCATCTAACAACTCGTTTTCTTCTTCTGTTGGAGGTTCGCCCATAGGTTCTATATCACTACCCCATTGTTGCTCTTGGTGTGATATAATTTCTTTTAGGCGTTGTACTGAACCAAATTGCTTTATGACTTCTTCATCAGGAAGATCACATTGAAATTCAGAAGAAACTTGATGCCATTCCGTTCTGGAAAATTTCATATTAGAACTCCGAATCTGGCTCTAATGCGATCCAATACTGTACTGGTTTGCTTCTGTTAATGAAGTTACTAACTTTGGCTTTAGATATTGCCACATCATAATCATCAGGAATGATTTTAAAGTTCTCTGCTTTAAAATATGCAGTAAACGTTTTATCTGTTTCACCTAATACTAAAGAATAATCGTTTGATGATTTATTTTTCTTATCAGTTGCGACAAACGATATTGTTTTACCATTACCTTTAATTGCGATATCTGGTAAATTTAATGTTGTAGCTGCTTTTTGTATCTTAGCAAAGTCATCTTTCTTTAAAGTAAATGCCACCGTCTTATCTGGCATACTAATACCTTTTTGAGGAGATACTAATGTTGATTTGTCTGCAAAGAAGTATCTGATTATCTGTTTAGATTTTTCATCAGAGATCACAGCATAATTTGCCCCATTGATTTTAACAGCAGGTTTATCAAATAGTTCTACTGCTCTTAAAAATTCATCAAGGGAATATATACCAAATTCTGTATCGAATTTTTCTGTTACTGTTGCTTCTGCTAGAATATTTTTCATAGCAGATATTGTGTTTAACTTACTGCCTGGTTTAAAAAGAATATTGTTATTGATCTCACTAAAATTCTTTAAAATGGCCAGTGTGTCTGTACTTAGGTTCATTTCACGTTCTCCTTATCATAGTTTAATAATAGTATAACATAGTGTACTGCTTTAAGCAAGTCAGCTCGGTTATACCCGTTTTTTTTACCGTACCTACACAAGTACTTAATTGCGTTGGCATGACAAAAATCTTTTCCAATGTTTAAAGTCTTAAACAAATCCTGTATTTGAAAGCCATCTTTACCTGTTGAGTAATGTTGGCCATACGTACCTTTAATGTACGTTAAGATTTCGTTTAGTATCTTATCTTCATTGTATTTCATAATATTAATATATCACAACTTTATTTAAAAGTCAATCTATTTTAGACCCCACCAAATTAGTATGCCTGGTATAACAAAGTGTTCCACAATTTCATATAAACAAATAAACAATAACACAAATGTAAACAAAACACTCTTTTTTGATTTGTTAATTAAATACGTAAAAAATTTATGATGCCATGATGTAACTTTGTCTGTAATTCTTAAAGATGTTTCTTGTAACCAGTTTTTATTTTTTTTATTCATACTCTATATATACTATTAATTCTTTTTAATTCTAAATGCAACAGCATATCTCATTTCATTAGCCCATATAGCTGTTGGTCTTGTAGTATGTAATGTTCTACCATCATACAAAATTACTCTACCTGGTTTAGGTGGTATAATTGCGTAAGGATCCCCTATACCAAAATTTCTTGATTGGCCATGGCCTTTTTGAAATTGTTGTTTATCTAAACTGTTATCATCTGATTCATAAAAAACATTTTCTGAAAACCAAGATGGATGCCATTCTAAGTTTGCAATATATAAAAGTGTGTAATTTTTTTCTTCATCAATATTAACTGTATCTCTATGAATGGTGTGTGATCTTTTTATTTCTTCATTTGGTTGTATATTTACATAAACTCTCCAATCGCCTTTAGATAAAGTATTGCTTGGTATTCCTTCTGGATCTCCTGCAATAGACCATTCTGATCCTATTTTTTCTTTAATTTTATTCCATAATTTTTCAATTGGAGGATGAGATTTAATATCTTCCTCATTATCACCAAATACAGTACGGTGCATGTATTGTTCATTAACGCTTGGTAAATCAGTATTTAAATATTCTTTTTTACCATCTATAGGTTTATATGATATAATTGTACCTACTTCATTTCTGTGATTGGTTGCTTTTCTTTTTGCGTGATATGTTTGATTTAATAGATATGACCAAATTTCTTTTTGTAATTCTAAATCTACAACATTGTCATAGACGTGATAAGGATATTTCATATTATGTTAATGTATCATAATTATTTGAACTTGTCAAGTCGTATTGTTTTATGGTTTTTCCATTTTCTAACAAAAACATCCAATTATTATTAGTATAAACACCTGGCCCGGACATACCTTTATTTTTTTCATAACTATATAATTTGTCTCCTGTCAATTCATATAATAAATCTCTTTGTGGTTTTTTTAAAACTCCCGGTATTATATCTGATTCTTTATTCCACATTGACCAATTTTGAAAGTCGTATGTATCAAAAAAGTGATTAAAACAAGGAAAATATTTAGAATCTAATTCCACTAAAGGAAAATATTTTTCTTTATGCCAATGAAAATTAAATCCATAAAATTTTAAAAAATCTATATATGTTTTTATTTGTTTAGGAAAAGCTCTTACGGATTTATTTAAAAAATCTATAACATTTTTATTAGTGAATTGATTTAAAACTTCTTCGTATTGCAAATGATGATATTTTTCATCATAAGGTATATTAAGTCTTAATAAACTATTTAAATGATCTGATAAACATCCTGAAGTTATTATCTCTCTATCTATTTTAAAATTATCAAATTCATCTTTATAAAAATAACATTTTTTTGCAACTTTTGGTTCTAAAATAAAAGGAACTTTATTTTTTATATGAAGATCAAATAAATTTCCTGATTCTAATATGGAATCAGGTGTTAATAATACTCTTAATTGTGATAAATCGTTAGCCTTATTAATCAAAGAAAATAAAACTGTTGTGCTGTCTATGCCTCCACTCCACATAATATTAATTCTTTTTCCTATATTTAAAAGTTCTAGTGCTCTTTTTTCGCAAAGTTCTTTAAAAGATAAATGTGTGTTGTTTTTTTCTTTTGGTATTTTACTTGATATTAAAGGAATAAAAAAAGGATTTGCATCTGTTCTATCAACCAAACATGCTGATTTGTTTGCAAAAAAATTAGCTTCTTTAAATAAATTAATATATTCTTTTGAAATATTTTCTTTAATAAAACTTAATTTTTTTAATAAAAATAAAGTATTTTGATTATGTACTAGAGTACCATTATAATATAGTAAATTCATTTTCGTTTTTTATACCATATTTTCTGTTTATCAATTGTGTGTATGTTATTGTTTCTTTATTTTCTAATATAAACATCCAAGCATTATTTACAACATTTGCTGGATTGCT